TGTGAATGAAGCGTTAAAAAAGCTTACAGAGCAGGAGAAGGCAATCTTCATTGAAGCTGATGCTTTGCAGATTGAGATGGGGAACATTGTTGAAAAGGAATCGAGTTCAGGCGCTATTACTTATGATGTGGCAAAAAGCACACAACACAAAGATAGATATTCCGCACTTGGTATGGCGTAGAAATACATTAGCGAAATAGAGGAACAGAGAAGAAGAAAATTTATCCAGGCGGCAAGTTCGTTGTCTATTGGTATTGTAAAAAAACTACAAGGAGGTGGTTACCGTGGGAATCATTGATCGGTTGTTTGGATCGAGAACAAAGCAAGTAGTACAGACCGTAGCACCACCTCGTAAAGTTGCAGTTGGCGCGGACAACAGCGGAAAAGAAGTTACGATAACATTCAATGATAAAAATATTACTTATACCGGTGATCTTGCTTCGTACAATTATGACGCGATACTCAGGAATAAACAGGACAACATCAACAGGCTTTATGAATAGAGTGATTATTATGTCGATGCTGATCCGATTTTCCGTGGCATCATCAAGGAAGTATATACACCGTTCAGTATTGCGGAGCCATTCCGATTGATTGGTTCGAACGAAAAGGTTAAGCAGAAATACCTTGAATATTACGAACGCATTCATTTGCGGGACAAGATGGAAAGTATCTTTTTGCAATACTATAAATACGCCAACGTGTATGTGTACCTGATGGATGACGGCACGATCATTACTCTCCCTGTGCATTAGGTTCGGATTTCAAACGTGATGGTAAACGGAGAACCAGTGATCGAAATGAACTGCCGTTCCATTCGTGACGACCTGAAGAAAAAAGGACAAAAGGCGAAGAAGCCATGGCTGGAAGATGAAGATTTAAAAGTGCGTCTTCAGGGCTTTCCTAAAGAAGTAGCTGAAGCTCTTAACGAAGGAAAGGATTGGGTTCAGTAGAATCCTGCCAACACGTTTGTGCTGCAGGATGTGAAAGAAGACTGGATGAGATATTCAGTGCCGATGATCGCTTCTTGTCTTAAAGCGCTTTCTAAGAAAGAACTGATTTCAAATTGGGAAAACGCTCTGTTGATTTTAGGGGCTCATGCTTTTGTGCATGTGAAATATGGTGATCCCAAAAACGAGGTGCTGCCAGTGGTTGGAGACCTGGAGCAGGTATCTGATATTTTTATGAACGCAATGACCGGCAGCGCTTTAGCTGTAACAAACAACTGGTGCACGGCAGACGTAGTTCAGCCAAAGACAGACGATGTGTTTGAATATGATAAGTATAAAGGCGTCAATTCAGACATCTTGTCTGCCGGAGGAATCAGCGGGATCATTGTTTCAGGCCGAGCTGAAGATGGATCGACATTTGCGAGCGCCCAGGTGAGCATGCAAACAGCGGCATTGAGAATCAAGCAAGCGAAGGACAACTTTTGCGAGATGATGAACAAAATCAATCGCAGACTGAATGGCTCTTCTTATCTGCCGCATAGCGCAAACGAGAATATTCCGCGATTCACATTCCCGCCAGTTGATTTAAGCGGTTCAAAGTCGTTTCAGGATTCCTGTATGAAGCTGTGGGAGAAAGGCATGGTATCCAATGAAACGCTGCTTCAAACTTACGGATACGACATGGGGCAGGAAGTGGAACGCAGAAAGACGGAAAATCAAAATGGCACAGCGGATGTTTTGGTTCCGCCAATTGCAAATTCCTCCTCCAATCATGACGAAACAGGAAAGTCAGGAAGGCCGACATAGGATGACACTGAAAGACATAGCGATCCTGCAAAGTCTGTAACTGGGAGACAGCCAAAGGGATCCAATCCTGAAGGTTCGGAACCACAAGAGGAATAAAAAATCAAATGAACGAGATCATATGATCTCTTCATATAAATCACTCGATACAATCTTTGACCTCCTACATTGAGCGTATTGAGAAAGGGTGAGATCGGCATGGAGAACGAAGAACGGGTTGTGCTCTTGGCCGAAGAGGTAACGATTGATAAGAAACGTAGTAACGACATCTTTCTCTTGATTACTTTCAAACTTTGTGACAACCAGGGGAATTTGAATCGGGAGGGCGTAACGGCAGCGTTTATATCTGAGATTATCAATAACGAAGATAAATATGCTGCGCTTCCACTGTATGTCGATGTTCCAGAATTGCTGAACAAGAATTATCGTAATCTTACGCATCGGTATGACCCTGAAACGGGACGTTTTAATACCGAACAGATCGGAGGAATTGTTCACTTTTCTTCAGAGATGAATAATTCAGGATTTGTTACTTAGTATGGTGAAGCAAGAGTTCCGAAACGTGAGATTGATATATGTGAGAGGATTCAAGAATTGTATGAGCTGGGGCTGTTGAGCGTTTCATTTGAAATAAAATACAACCCCAACAACACGATACTGAAAGACGGCGTTCGGTTTGTTGATGTCGGAGAAGGCAATACCTTGACCGGCATGGCAATCGTTTCTGTTCCGGCGTGTCCTGATGCAAATGCGTTGGAGATGGTCGCCGAGGCAAATGAGCAAACCGAAGTAAATGAGGTGAACAAAGAAATGCCAAAGGAAGAAATGGTAATGGCTGAAAACGAAGAAGTCAAAACTGAAGAAACTGTGATCGCAGAAGCTGAAACTGAAAAGGAGAAGAAGGAAGAAATTACCTCTGAAACCTCTGAGAGCGAAACAGTGACAGCAGAAACAGCAGAAGCGGAAGTTGTGCATGAGTCTGTTGAAGTTCGTGAATCTGTCCACTATGATGATTACGATGGTAAGACTTATCATGCTGTAACTACTGAGCACACTGTTGTTGAAACGGTGGATCCAGAACCTGCAGCAGCACAAGGTCCCGTAATTGCAGAGCAGGAAGACGACAGGGATCAAATTATCGCCCAATTGAAGGCGCGTGTTGCCGAACTGGAGATTGCGGAAGCGGAGCTCAATCAAATTAAGGAAGCGCAGGCTATGGCGGAGCTTCAGGCGAAGCAGGAAAAAGCTAAGGCTTTCGCATCAAAGCAAGGACTGGACGTAGAAGATGAAGCGGTTGCAAATGCGATTGCAAGTCTTGACTACGAAGCGATTGCAAATATGGCAATGACAATTTCCGAAGAGAAGCAAAACAATGAAAAGAATGAAATCTCCATGGCAAGCTATGTTGATATGGAGATTCAGGAAGAATATGGCGGATTGCTGAAGCGCCGCTAATAAAAAGGAGAAATGAAAAATGGCTGGATATTTCAAGACTTTGGACGGTCACAAATATGACGGAATGAACAAGGCTGCGGAAGCTATGGAAAATGGCGTGTTCGCAGAAATTGCAGCGGCTGGCGTAAAGAAGATTACCGCTGCTGGCGACGCCGAATTCCGGGTGTAGGAAAAGACCACTCTGTGGGGACGGAAGGCTATCGTTATTCTGTGCGTTGTTCCTGGAACTAAGGAACAGTATTTCGTTGAGAATGAATGGGAAGACAACTATATGCCTACTTACAACAACGCAGAATATGAGTGCAAGGTTGGCCAGTATGTGCGTATGCGCCGTCCCGTCATCAACGACGAGATGATCCTGACTGTGGATGACACTGTTTACAACGCACTGAATGTAGGCGACACTGTGAAGCCTGCTGTTGGCGGATCTGTTGCCAAGAAGAGCGCTTAATTAACTGCGCAAGACAATAATTGAGGTGAATAAGAATGGCTATTGAAATTTATAAGGATTCTCCTATCGTGGGCGTTATGGTGGCCCAAGCAAAGCACGAACGTCTGGATTCCGACGTTGCTGAAAACGCAGCTAAATTGATCAAGGATTAGGCTGCCAATCCAAATCCCAACAACCGTTATCAGATCGGTCAGCTGATGGCTTATGCCGTGACTGAAATCATGCGTCCCGCAACTAACTGGCTGGATACTCTGGCTGATGTGAAGCGTGTTGGCATCGAAGACAAGGCGCAGTTCTCCGTTCGTTTGGAAGGTATTCGCGCTTATGTGCAGGCCAAGGGCGCTACCACAAAGCGCAGCAAGGTAGCCGATAAGGCTATGACTCTGGACACTGTGTCTGTGAGCGCTCGCCCTGTGCTGAACTTCCTGGAGCTGGCCGCCGGAACCAAGCAGATGAGCGATCTGATCAATGACGCTGCTTATCAAATGGAGCTGGCTGAATATCAGTATATCCAGAACGTTTTGAACGCTGCTGCTACCGGTTGGGCTGCTCCTTACTATAATACCGGTTCTGGTATCGTGGCTGCCACTTTGGATCCTATGATCACTCACTGGACCCGTGTGAGCGGTGGCGCTCGCCCCATTCTGTTTGGCGACTACGAAGTGACCCAGAAACTGGCAGCTGCTACTGGCTTTACCGCTACCACCAACACTCAGTGGGCTGATGGCGTCATCAAGGAACAGAATGACCGCGGCGTTATCGGTATGTATAAGGGCGCTAAGGTTGTGAACCTGGTTAATCCTCTGATCGACGGAACTGACAACCCTGTGTTCGATACCAAAAAGCTGTTCATTCTCCCTGGCGGAATCGATGCCTCTATGCGTCCTCTGAAGGTCGTGTTTGAAGGCGACGTTATTTCTCAGGACGATAGCAATATCGACGATAAGACCTACGAAGTGCGCCTCGACCAAATCTTTGGTGCTGGCATCGTGTACGGTGATCGTCCTTACGTGAGCGTGTATCAGGATAGCTCTAACTAATCTTGGCTTATGGAGAGGGATGAAATACTCCCTCTCCTATTTTTTGAAAGGAAGTAAGGAACATGGAAGAAATGCTGGTTTTGAAAAATCCTCAGAAGTTTAACGTGGGCATTGTGACATACGATAAAAAAGAAGGCGTGAATATTGCGCCCGGCAGCTTCGCGTTGGTTACTCAGCGAGAACTCAATTATCTTGATTCAACCTCCACACTTCTGCGGCGCGGTATTCTGTTTGTAGAAGAAAACGATGAAGCGATGCAGAAAATCGGGATCGATATGGCAACCAATCCTAATTTCATTTCTGATGAAGAAATCAAGAAAAAGCTCTCCGGTACTACGAAAAAAATGAAAGAGTGGCTTGATACCGTTACCGAAGGATATATCCTGGACCGTATTTATGATGTGGCTATGGGAATGAATCTGAGCATTGATAAAGTGAACGCATTGAGCAAGAAGATGCCAGACAAGAAATTCATGGATGAATAAAAGAGGTGCTGACACATGACGGACATTGTGTTTTAGGCGAAAAGATTGTATGAGCGCATCGAGTGGCAGAATGTCCCGGATGTGATGGCTCGGGAAGATTTGACTGGTATTATAGCGGATGCAATTCGTGATCTGTATGTGATGACGGGGAGGGCTTTGCAGTTCAGCGAATCGCTTTTTGTGAAAGACGACGATTTGTATCTTTCCCTAACGGAAGACTTGCTGTTGGATGAACAGGAGTATGTGCTTGTTACGGCTGAAATAAAGTTTTATCAAAAAGTTCAGACAAGCGTGAACCAGCTGACAAGCTATACTACGGACGCAATGGCGCTGACGCACGGAGATAAGCCTTTTGCAAACTTGCAGCAGACAATTAACGATGCAAAAACCAAACAGAAAATGTATTGGTTTAAAATGAGCCGCTATCATTTACCTACCGTAAAGGGTGTGTAAGGTTTGAATAATATTGGTGTAAAAGTAACGTATCGAAATGAGAAGCTGGATCCTGTTTATGAGAAGTCTTATTCTCTTCGGGAATACACGGAGATGATTCGGGCTGATTTGCTTCGGCTGATTACGGACGTGGAAGATATGGTTTATCGCATGAACGGGAATAAGCCAAAGGAAGAATGGTCCGATGAATCATGGGAAGCCTTTTGCAGAATCAAACATAAGATACTTGATAAAGCTGGCGACATCGGACGATTGCCTGATAACGTGTTTGAGTGCAGCGAAGAAACAGATTACACAGCGCAATGAACAAAGGGGCGGTATAATGGCTAAAGTGGTTTGGGAGAGACGGGCTGATATTCAGAAGGCAATAAAAACGATTATGCCGCAAGCCTTTAAAAGCAGAGAAGATTTCCGTCCTCCATCTACAATTGAAGATGATTTTCGTAGATATTTGCAGCACGATGTTCCACATGTGAACTTTACATTTGAGCTTGTGCGTGATTGGTTCGATTTATCGGAAGAAGATTATGAGCCCATTTATCTGCGTGCTCAACAAACGCCAATTGATTGGAAATCAAAGATTGGCAATTCTGATATGAGCACAAACTTTAAGGTGACGCATGACATTCCGATACATAAAGGGGATATTGTGATCCGTGAAGATGGAACGATCTTTATGTAGAATTGGAATGTACAGAATCATGCAAACAATCAGGCAACTCAATCAATTGAATGCAACGCAACAATTGAGATCACAAGAACGAACGAAGACGAAGCGACTGGCGACGGCTTTCTTTTAAGCGAGGGAGGAAAAACCATTGTTGTTCCTTCTATCCCCATTGTGCATACTGAATATGCAGGACGGCCTGATTACTCTGTAACACAAGGGCAGCCGGGTATGTCTCCAGACCACCTTATTACCGTACATATTCAATGGAACAAATGCACCAA